GTCCGCCCTGCCAAAAGCTCCATCTCAGGCTCGTCCTGAGGGTCAGTCCCCTTCTTCAGACCAAAGAAGTAAGAAAGATTCACGAAGCCGCGCTCTCGCGCGACGAAGACGCCGCAGACTCGCTCGACGTCATATGTCCGACTATTAATCTGCAGCCAGTCCGGCGCTGCGTAGCTTTTTCCTTGACTTTCGACGAATCCAACGGAGAGAATTTCTCGCCTCCAGATCTCTTCGAGCGCCGAGTCCATCATCACGACGAGATCATCGCCGTTAATCCGGGCTGGAAGTTCGTTAAGACCGAAGGTCGTCTCGAATCGAAGTTCGAAGCTACGCCGCAGAACCGCGGCATTGACCGCGCAGAGCAAAGGAAACGACAGGATCGACCCCATCAGCTGCCCTCGCTGCTGTCGGACATGGACATTTTCGTGTGCAATCGGGACTGATATCTTGTGTAAGCCGCCGAGAGCTTCGGCTATATCAAGATTGCGATAGGAGAAAGCGTTCCGCAACGCCGACCGGGAAACGTCAGCGTGCATTCGGTTGGTGGCGTCCTTGAAGTCAGCTGACTTCCAATACCACCTACCATCGAGCCGCCGGTCAAAAGCGGCCACTTGTTCGCTGTTCAAGAACTCTCCAATCGCACCCTCCCCGATCTTCTCTCCCGTATGACGGAAGATCGGGAACCTCTGCATCGCCGACCACAACGCCTGTTGGTAGGGTTTGCCAAGTGCGTACCGATCCCATTGCCCTTTGGTGATCGTCCGCAGCTTCAACGGTTCGAAGATAGCCGCGACAGCGCACTTTGTCAGCTTTGCAGTTTGAGGACTCGCTAAGAACTCCGCCTGGAGCCTGTACCAGATCGCTTCGTAATCGAGTTCCAACTCGTGACGATACTCAGCGATTAGTCCCAGGACGGGATCCCAGTAGAGCCGGTAGAGGACTACTCCGCCCTGATAACCCTTCTCAACCACCCACCGCCATACTGCCCCCCTTATCCCGCCGGACTGGATGCTCCTGTTTGACCAGTCGCTCCCAATTCCTGCGCGATTCGAGAAGCACATCGACGGCCGCGGCCGAGCCTTCGAGATACAGTCGCCAAACATCTCGTGGGCTGTCCGAGCTACCTCCGCCAGCATCACGCCCGGTGTGTCGACCTTGTCCTCCATCAGTTCAACATACTCCTCCAGAACCTTCCGCACGTCACGATCGTCCATCGACGGCATGCCGCGCTTCAGGCCCAAAAGAAGCGTCTCCCCTAGGGACTTGTCCGTCCGGCCACGCTCCTTAAAAAGCTGTCGCCGCAACCAACACCGAACCTGACCATCCACCAAAGTTCCCGACGTGCATGGAATTCCTTCCGGCCGTTCCGGTTCCTCCTGACCCCGAGCGCGGTTCACAAGCCAAAGCGAGTGAAACTTGATGTACTTAATCAAGAAACCCTGGAAGTCCAACAGAGCGTACTTCCAAAGACACCGTTCCCAGTCAACCACCTTGCGGTAGCCGAAGATGAACAAGACGCACGAGAGAGCCCGGCACACAGTGCCTGCCCGCCGAAGAGATCTCTCCACACCCTCCATTCCACCGCCCAACCAAGCAGTGAAGTCATTTAGCTTCGCGTCGCCTGGCAGAGTCATAGCCTCTTTGTCAAAATCCAACCCCATAGAGCGGAGGATCTGATAAGAACAAGGCCGGACACCTGCCATCGTCGAGTAATAACTGGCGACGACGCAATCCGTCTCAAGGCCACTCTTGAGTACGGCGGTTTGCTGCAACCGTGGGACACGTCTAAGCGCTTTCAAAGCAGCGCTGCAAATTGGCTCGAAAGCCGGATGGCTCTCGCGATATTTG